AAACTGACCAAACTATCTAAGAACAATAAAAACAAGCTAATAGTGGGTACACGAAGATGGCAGTAAAAATTAACGGCATAGAAGTAATCGACGATAGCCGCAACGTCACCAATGTAGGTACAGTAGACGGACGTAATGTGTCCTCTGACGGTGCTAAACTTGATGGTGTCGCTGCGGGTGCTGACGTTACAGCCGATAACATTGATACTGCCCTCACAGGTCTATCCACTAACGCTTCCCCTGCATCTGACGACATCATCCCTGTCTATGACACCTCTACTGGTAGCTGGAAGAAGGCTACAATTACCGCTTCTGCATTGCAGGGTGTTAAGGGTCAGAAAGGTGAGCTTGGAGCCACAGGCGCTACAGGAGCGACTGGAGCCAAAGGCCAGAAGGGTGAAGTCGGTGCTCAAGGTATAGCTGGCACAAACGGAGCCACAGGCGCTACAGGCGCAACTGGAGCCAAGGGACAAAAGGGCGAGATCGGAGCTACAGGCTCTACTGGCGCTACTGGAGCTAAAGGCCAGAAGGGTGAAGTTGGGGCGCAAGGTATCCAAGGCATCCAAGGTGCAACTGGAGCTACAGGCGATAAGGGTCAAAAAGGCGAGGTTGGCGCTCAGGGTACTCAAGGTATCCAAGGTATCCAAGGTGCTACTGGCCCTACTGGAGCTACTGGCGCAACTGGTTCTAAGGGCCAAAAGGGTGAAGTCGGAGCGGGTGGTGCCACAGGTGCTACTGGTTCTAAGGGACAAAAGGGTGAGATTGGAGCTACAGGTCCTACTGGCGCGACAGGCTCACAGGGTATCCAAGGTATCAAAGGCCAGAAGGGTCAAACTGGAGCTACTGGACCTACGGGTGCCACAGGTGCTACTGGCCCAACTGGTGCTAAGGGTCAGAAGGGCGAAGTTGGCGCTCAAGGTAACACTGGTAACACTGGCCCCACTGGAGCCACGGGTGCAACTGGGGCTAAAGGCCAAAAGGGTGAAACTGGTGCAAATGGCGCTACAGGGGCCACAGGTGCTACTGGCGCTAAGGGGCAGAAGGGTCAAACTGGTGCTACTGGTCCAACTGGTCCAACTGGTCCAACTGGGGCTACTGGAGCTAAAGGCCAAAAGGGTCAGACTGGTAGTACTGGTGCTACTGGACCTACGGGTGCTACTGGCGCAACTGGTTCCACTGGCTCTAAGGGTCAAAAAGGTGAAGTTGGCACAAGCGCAGGTGACGGACAAACTTGGGCAACTCAGTCAAGAGGTGTTGGGACAAGCTATCAAAACACGACTGGTTTACCCATCATGGTTTCAGTTTCAGTCACAGGTAACAACTGGGCAGGTACTAACTACTTCACTATAGAAGTTGGTACAACCACAAGTAACTATGTACCAGCAGCTAGGTCTTTCACTTCTAACTATTACAACCTAGCAGGGTCCACTGTAGCTATAGTTCCACCCAATCACTACTATAGGTTCACAGCTTCGGGTGCTAACTCGGCTTACAGCGTCAATTTATGGTCGGAGTTAAGGTAATGGAAAAAGGTTTTTATCACGATGATATGGGATATTGGCAGACAAACTCAACTCCAAATGAAGAGACGTTAGCTTCTTACCCAGAGGGAACTGTTGAAGTACCTTTACCCCAAAGTCAACTTGACACTTTTGATAGCTCAACCTTGTCTTGGATTCCACCCACTCAAGAAATGCTGGATGAACATAAATCTAATATGGTACGTTTTGAACGTAATATGCTTCTGGCGGCAGTTGATGCTCTTTCTATGCACACCGTTCGCTGGGAAGGACTTACGGAAGAAAAGAAATCTGAGTGGAAACAGTACCGAAGCGAGCTTTTGGATATAACTGACCAAGCTGGCTTCCCGTATAACGTAACTTGGCCCACTAAACCCGAATGATAGTCTATCAAATCTCACTCCATGGGTCAGCCTACGATGCTAGAGATAAGACTTGGGATCAGATGTACTCTGAGACTGGCTGTAAGCCTCGTACAGACTGGGTAGACCCCATACTTAACCGACCACTGCTTAAAGGTGAGTTTGGGTGCTCAGTGAGCCACCTACGGGTCTGGGAGAAGATAGCCAAAAGTGGTTTAAACGGTATCATCCTTGAGGAAGACGCTGTTTATGATGAGATCAACCCAGATCAAGTCGATTGGCTTCTTAGTGATTACGACAGCGTTTGGTTAGGCTACCGCTGGAACGATATGGGCTATTGGTACAACTGCCACGCCTACGCAATAACTCCAGACACAGCAAAGCTGCTGATAGAAGACTTTAAGGACCAGATCATCCCGGTTGATGAGTGGGTTCCCATGAAGCTAAAAGACAAGAGCAATTACTTCTACCCGAAAGAGGTTGTTACTCAAATCCCACGGTCAACCCGACCTAGTACCATAGAGGATACCGAAGTTATGAAACCCGACACATTACACCTCCTTACTGTCGCTACAGACGATAGTAAGATGTGGGCATTAAAGCAGTCTGCTGACAAGTTTGGAGTTAAGGTAACTAACCTTGGCGAAGGCTCTGATTGGTACGATCCTATGGAGGGTCACGCTGGTATGCCTAAACTAAAGATGGTCGCAGAAGCCCTGCTAGACTTACCAGAAGATGATGTCGTCCTTTTCATGGATGGGTATGACACCTTCTTGGTTAAGACTCCACAAGAGATACTGGAGCGGTTCTTGGGCTTCAACGTAGACATCTTGTTTGGTGCAGAGGACAACTTCTGGCCCCCTAAGCAAGACCTGCAAGATCAGTTCGATAGCAAATTCCCACGGGAGCATTACAAGTATCTCAACAGTGGTCAGTACATTGGACGGGCTGGTGCGCTAAGGAACTTCTTCTCACGGGCAGGTTGGTTATACGACATGGAAGCCGAAGGGTTGGACGATCAACAGTATTGTCAGACTGAGTTACTTTCTACAACCTTAAAGGTAGCACTAGATCACGAAGCGTACATCTTTCAGAACTTTGAACCAACTGTTACCAAGTCTGGTGTTGAGTTACTTGGCCCTATCTGCGCTCCCTGCACCTATCATGGTAACGGTGGAGAACAAGCTAAGGTTAGTTTTACTAAGTTAGCTAATAAGTTTGGTTACTACGAACCAGTAGCTTCAGCACCTATCTTGTCGCTGTCTTACAACGAGGTAGCGGATGAAATTCTAGTCACTGAGCTTCTCACGGAGAGTGAGTGTAAAGACCTTATCCGCAGGTCTGATGAGCTTGGTTCTTGGTCTAGTATGGAGGGTGACAAGTTCCCAGCGCAAGAGATCAGGCTAAAACAGCTAGGTCTTTGGAAAGATTACCAGAAGCTCTGGGAAGACAAGTTAGCTAAGATATGCGAGAAGCATTGGAAGCCCTTACAGTATATGGGTTTGCGTGATGCCTTCACTATGCGCTACGCTATGGACACTCAGACATCTCTTGGGCTTCACACTGACGCATCTCTGGTTACAGGGAGTGTTAAGCTGAACGATGACTACGAAGGTGCTACTCTCTACTTCCCCCGACAAAAGTTTACCAACCTAGATGTGCCTGTTGGAAGCTGCATTTTGTTCCCTGCACAAGTAACACATGGACACTATGTCGATGAGCTACAGTCTGGGGTTAAGTATTCACTTACTATGTGGACATCCCGCTATGAGGGTGACGAGAACTAGGAGCATTAGATGTTTGGAACCAGCCCTTTTGCAGCCGCTACTTTTGCAGGGGCTGGCAGCGAGAGATACGAACTAACTGCTGTCGCTATTACCACTGGTGCGGTGACAGTTCCAGACAACACCATGTACGAAGAAGAGACCTTGGGTGGCTTGTTTGTCACCTCTGGTAACCCCTCTGTAGACAACACTGGCTTCAATCAAGATCAGACGTTTGAGTTTATAGCCCTTGACACTAACGCTCCAACGGTTGACGTAGCACTGTTCAACGAAGATGAATCATTCTCCACTGGGGAGCTTACTTCCTCTGGTCATGTACTTGGTACGGCAGACATCACAGAGGACAACAAGCTGTCGTCTGGTGCCATAGAGACTGGTAACCCAGTTAACAGTACTTCTGCCTTCAACCAAGATCAGACATTCGAGCCTGTAGAGTTAGCTACTGGTAACGTGATTGTTGACGACATAACAATGTCAGAGGAAGAAACATTTTCCACTGGTGACTTATATACAGGTACACCTCAGACACCAAGTGCAGACTTCAATCAGGATCAGACTTTCGAGCCTGTTGAGTTAGCTACTGGCAGCGTTATAGTCCCAGACAACACCATGCAAGAGGAAGAGACATTTTCCACTGGTGTGTTGGAGACTGGCAACCCTGTCAATGGTACAACCACATTCGAGCAAGACCAGACGTTTGAGCCTGTCGAGTTGGCAACTGGTGCAGTTGAGCTACCAGCTAACACAATGCAAGAAGAGGAAACTCTCACCGCTAGGGAAATCACGACAGCTACTCCCGTAACACCAAGCGCAGACTTCGTTGAAGACAACAAGCTCTCCAGTGGCAATATAGACACAGGTAACGTAGACCTTCCAGACAACACTATGTTCGAGGAAGAGAGCTTCTACGCTGCTGAGTTGGTTACAGGGGCAGTTGAGCTACCAGCTAACAGCATGTCGGAAGAAGAGACCTTCGACACTGGCACACTAAACACTGGCGCTGTCATCATACCGTTTGGTCCATTCACAGAGAACAACGTACTTTTCGCTGAGGGTGTAACAACAGGTCAACCAGATGTACCAAGAGTGCAGAAGGTAGGCGACCACCTATTCTACATGGATGTCCTACTGTCTAGGCCACCAGTGCTAGGTGAGCCATACTACAACGCTGACTTAGCTAGGGTCATCAACCTAGATAGGCGCAAGATAGGCAACCAAGTAAAAGGTCGCAATGGCAACTCAGTCAAGTTCGCAAACAGCAATAGAGTTAAGGTAGGCTAATGGCTTTCAGGATTAAAACAAACGACACAAGCCCTAAGCTGGCTGTAACCCTTGAGGATGCACTCGGCAATCCAATCGGCCTAGCTGGTTGTGCTGCCCGTTTTCACATGAAGGCTTTCGGTGCTTCCTCACTAAAGATTGATGCTGTAGTCAGTATTGAGGATGTTGTCAACGGTATCGTAGAGTACTCATGGCAAGCTGGCGACACTGACACAGCTGGGACTTACTACGGTGAGATTGAAGTGACCTACGCTGATAACACAGTAGAGACATTCCCTAACAACGGTTACTTCACGATCATCATCAAAGAGGACTTAGACTAATGGCTAAAGTCGGAGATAGAGTAAGCTGGTCATCATCTGGTGGTACAGCTAGGGGTATCATCAGAAGCATACATCGTGATGGTGCAGTACCAAACATCCCAGCTAAGGTTACAGGGACTAAGGATGAACCAGCCGCACGGATAGAGTTGATCGACGATGAAGGCAAGCCTCGCAATGAGTTTGTAGGTCACAAGATCACAAGCCTACGCAAGTACGCTGAGGTCGTTGACAAGGCTGACAAGCCACTGAACAAACCCTTCCGCCTCCCATCTGGCTCTAGCAAGAAGTTTGGTGTGTACGTCAAGGATGGTGACAAGACTGTTAAGGTTACCTTCGGAGACCCTAACATGGAAATCCGTAGGGACGACCCTAAAGCTAGGGCTAACTTCCGTAGCCGACACTCATGTGACACGGCAAAAGACAAGACAAGCGCACGGTATTGGTCGTGCAGAATGTGGAGTGGTAGTACCGTGGGTAGTATGACAAAAGACATAACAGGCCAAATTCTAAAGGCCGATGATGAGCAACGCATGGTCTATGGCTGGGCCTCTGTAGTAACCGAAAAGGGTGAACCAGTGATTGACCGCCAAGGAGATGTGATTGCACCTGACACGTTAGTTCGTGCCGTAAACAAGTTTATGGAGCATGTCCGTGTAGGTAAAGAGATGCACAAGGGAGATCAGATTGGGGCGGTTATCCACTCCATGCCAATCACGAAAGAGATCGGTGAGAGCCTTGGCATACAGAGTGACCGTGAGGGTTGGATTGTCGCGTTTAAAGTATATAACGATGACGTTTGGGCCAAGGTCAAGTCTGGTGAACTAGCTGCCTTTAGCATTGGCGGCAGAGCAATGAAGGAAGAGTTATAATGGCTAACCTTTTAAAGGAGCTTGAGTTAGATGAACTGTCGTTAGTTGATCGCCCAGCCAATGCACAAGCAATGGTTTCACTATTCAAGCGTGACAACTCCAACGGAGATATTATGGAAAACGAAGTAGAGACAACAGAGAAAATGTCTGACGAGATGCTGGAAAAGCTCAAGCCTTACATGGATAAGGGTATGTCAGAAGAAGAAGCTATGAAGGCTTACGACTTTGACATGAAGAAGTCGGAAGAAGCTGTAGAAGAAGCTGCTGAGGAAATCAACCCTCTCGCAGAAGAAGTAGAGCGCCTTAAGGCTGACAATCAGAACATGCGTAAAGCTCTTATTGAAAATGGCTATGTGATCCGTGCTGATAGCATTGAGAAGAAAGCCCCAGAAGAGTTTGTCGAGTATGACGGTGAGTCAATCAACAAAGCAGACATTCCTGCTGTAATCTTGAAGGCTCTTGAAGCCGCTGAGGTTGCTAAAGCAGACGCAGAGCTTACAGCTAAAGCGGAAGCAGCCCTTCCTAACTTTGACGTAGCTACTGCAAAAGAACTTGTTAAGTCTTTCGAGGCTAACGAAGAGATCATGGGTGTATTGAAGGCAGCTGATACTGCGTTTGGTGCGTCAATGGAAGAAGTAGGCAAGTCCGATGTTGACGGTGAGTTCACAACCGCAGCTGACAAACTTGATGCACTTGTAAAGTCCCATATGGACACCAACTCAATGAAAAAGAGTGACTACGCTAAAGCATACGCTGCCGTAGCAAAGACCGATGAAGGTAAAGCTCTAATCACTAAATCCTACAAAGGGGAATAAAAATGGCTGTTATGCAATCTCGCGACAACCGCACTTTCGTAGCTGGAGAAGACCTCTCTGCTGCACAATTCAAATTCGTAACTCTGGAAGCTGATGGTCAAGTTGATCTGGCTGACGCAGCTGGTGAGAACGCTATCGGCGTTTGTATCTCCGGCGCTACTGCTGGCAAAGCTGTCACTGTATGTGTGTCTGGCTCCGTAATGGTAGAAGCTGGTGGTGCTATCACTGCTGGTGACCAAATCCAAGCTGGCGCAGACGGTACTGCACTCCTCGCCGCAACTGGTGATGTTGTCCTCGGTTATGCCCGTGAAAACGGTGTAGACGGACAGATCATCGAAATCGAAATGATCCAAGGCGGCAATGTAGTACCTGCCTAATCTATAGCATTAAAGGAAGAATATAATGCCACTTTTGACACCATCTTCGGTCCATCTGGACCAACCCTTGACAAACCTCACTTTGGCGTTTGCTCAAGACCAAGCTAACTTCATTGCGGATAAAGTATTTCCTGTCGTAGGCGTTGAGCGTCAGTCCGACAAGTTCTACATCTATGACCGCGACAACATGAACCGTACTGGCGATGTTAAAGCTCTGGCTCCACGCACAGAAGTTAACCGCATCGGCATGTCGATCTCCAATAGCTCTTACTACGCTGACGTATTCGGCTTGGGCATGGACTTCGACCAACAGACTTTGGCAAACGAAGACGCAGCACTGGACATCCGTTCAGCTGGCGCACAGACTTTGGCAACACGTTTGATGATCCACCGTGAAGAGCAGTTCGCTGCAAACTTCTTCGCTGCATCTATCTGGGGTTCAGAATCAACACCAGCAAACCTGTGGTCCGATTACACCAACGGTACACCAATCCAAGACGTCACCAATGCTCGCCGCACTATGCAGCTGAAATCTGGTGGCTTCAAGCCAAACACAATGGTCGTAGGTAAGGAAGTCCGTGACATCCTCATCAACCACCCAGCTATCCTTGCCCGTCTGAACGGTGGCGCAACTGTAGCAAACACAGCACTCATCACTGACGCTAAGTTGGCTGAAATCTTTGAAGTAGAGAACTTCTACGTCATGGAAGCTGTGAAGAACGACAGCGTTGAAGGCGTAGCAGAAAGCAACTCTTTCATCGGTGGTAAACACGCTCTGTTGGTACACGGTCCAAAAGGCGCAGGTCTGATGACCCCAGCTGCCGGTCTGACATTCGCATGGAACAATGTTCCCGGCGCAAACAACTTGGGCATCACCGTAGAGAGCTTCTCTGACGATGCTCTTAAGCGTCAGCAAGTTGCTGAACACATCCAAGTTAAAATGGCCTATGACATGAAAGTCACTGGCGCTGATTTGGGTTACTTCTTCGATACAGTAGTAGCCTAAACAACTTAGGTGGGGGCTTTAGTGGTCCCCACCACTTTTACATGAGGAACCCCGACAATGACACCATTTCAATATGACCGACCCGTATTTGTTAAAGTACCCTTTACTGGGGGCAAGCGAGAGTGGAACCGACAGGAACACTTCCCTTGGAAAGAGTTATCTATAGACAAGGCGGCTGTAGAAGCTCTGTATAACAATGACTACCTTTACCACAATGGTGAGTTGGAAGACAAAGCCAAAGTCGGTGACGGACTAGAAACTCTTGATGTCGAGTCGCTGCAAAGCATAGTTAACTCCATCAACGAGAAAGTTAAAGCTAAGACAACTTCCCAAGCTGAGTTTGACCGCAAGAAGTGTAAGAAGTCTAAGATAGTTGAAAAGCAACGCGGATTGATCCGTAGTTGGCGCAGAACATATGGACAGTTGGAGAACGACTAATGGCTTGGAGCTACGATGAAGGCAACCTTAACACGGGCGACACACTTGGTCGCTTAAACGCTGTAAGGTTACTAATAGGTGATACAGACACCAACGACCAACAGGTGCAAGATGAAGAGATTGTCTTCGGTCTAGCTCAAGCTAACAACAACGTCTATGGTGCTGGTGCATGGGTGTGTCGTGTAATAGCGGCAAAGTACTCACGCAATGTAGACAGTGAGATCAGCGGTGCTTTAAAAGAGAGTGCCTCCCAACTACAAGATCACTACAACTCATTGGCAGACAACCTAGAGTACCAAGGACAGAAGCTAGGTGGTCTTGGTATCGCAGCTGGCGGCGTCAAGGTATCTACAGTGGATGGGGTTAGAGCTAACACCAATCGTGTAAAGCCTGAGTTCAACAAAGACCAGTTTAAGATCGACACGCAAAACTATAACTACGAGTAGGGACAGGTCATATGAGGGCGTACAACTTGCTAAAACTGGTAGAGCGTTACGGCTCCCAACTGACACTCGTTAAGACCACTGCGGGTGCTTATGACACTACGAATGGCTCTGCTACATCAACAACTGAGAACTTCATTTTCACTGGATACTTCTACAACTCGGAAGAGGGGATACTGCTAGATGATGTTAGACGGGGTTCTCGTAGAGTTGTTATCCCTTACCTTGGACTGGGGACCGAACCTGATGATGGAGATCAGATTACTGGGATTGGCGATACTGTAAACATCACACGGGTAAGTAAATTCTACAATGCTGGTACTCCTGTGTGCTACGTTTGTGAGGTATCTGAGTAATGGTTGACATGAAGGTAAACAACTCTGCCTATAAAAAGCTACAGTCCCTAGAGGAATACGCGGGTCAGGAGTTGGAAGACAAGCTGTACGCTATTGCTAACGATGCTGTTAGAACTACCCTCACATCCACGAGTAACAAGGGTAAGATAGGTGCTGTAGATAGCGGTGCTTACCTTGAGTCCTTCTCTTTTGCACTGGGGAGTGGTCGTCCAAGGCGTAGGGTATATAGAGGAAACCAGAAGTCCTTTAACCCAGAGCAACTTGCCCTACAGAACTTGTTGTCTGACATCAAGAGAGTTGACCTAATGTCGTCAACTAGGATAACCCTTCGGAACGGTTCACCTTACGCAAGGAAGGTTGAGTACAACTACGGGTATCGCATCTTTGCGAAGCTAAGGAGAAAACATGGCTAATATCCAAAAAGAGATTAGGGCCGCACTGGAAACCCATTTAAGTAGTGTAACCGACTTACCCCAAGTTGCTTATGAGAATGTACCTTTCAACCCAACTACGGGTGTTAGTTACATACAAGTGTTCTACATACCTACTTCACGAAGACCCGCAGTACGCGGAACTAGCCCACAACAGAGGTACGAAGGTATCTTTGCTATCAACTGTTACGCACCAGAGGGCAAAGGCCCAGCGGCGGCAGAAACCATTGCAGAGAACGTGATGACTGCGTTTGAAGCTACTACCTCTATCACACTAAACAACATCACCGTATCTATAGACTACTCTGAGGTTGAGCAAGGATTACTTGACAGCCCTTGGTTCATGGTCCCCGTTAATATCGGATGGTATGCTTACAACTAATTCTTAGGAGAATACAATATGGCCTTTGCACAGGGTTCACGTTCCAGTCTGTCTTACATCGTCGAAAGTACATTCGGCACGACACCAGCTGGTAACTTTCAAAACTTGCCTTTCACATCCCACTCCCTCAACATGACAAAAGAGCGTGTTGCTGGTACTGACATCCAAGCTGACCGTATGTCCCGTGTGGACCGTCACGGTAACCGTCAAGTAGCTGGCGACATCACAGCCGACCTTCGTGACACAGACTTCGATGACTTCCTTGAAGCTGCTATGCTCAACACATGGAACCTTAACGTACTCAAGGTTGGCACAGTACCAAAGTACTTTTCCATCGAGGACTATGCAGCTGACATCGACCAAGCTCGTTTGTTCACAGGTTGCTCAGTAAACACCTTGTCTGTCGCTCTTGCACCTAACGCAATGGTAACTGGTACATTCGGTATTGTCGGTAAAGACATGACCATCTCAGCCACAGAGAAGACACAAGATGCTGCCACAGGCGCTGCACCTTTTGATGCTTACTCAGGTGACTTGGAGATCGGTGGTTCAGTAGCTGCTATCGTTACAGCAATGGACTTCACACTGACTAACGGTTTCGCCCCTACATTCGTAGTTGGTGACGACAGCGCCCCATCCCTTGAGGTTGGTGATGCAGTGGTCGAAGGTTCTATCTCCGCTTACTTTGAAGATGCTTCCTTGCTGAACCGCTTCATCAACGAGACAGAGACTTCCTTGAAGGTCACAGTGGGTGACAACGAAGGTACACCAAACACTATGGAGTTCTTCTTCCCACGTTGTAAGATCAACTCTGCTGACGTAGGCGTAGACGGACCAACAAGCCGTGTTATCGCTCTGTCGTTTGTCGCCCTGCGTGACGACACAGAAGAAACAAATCTGCGTATTACACGCACATAAGAATCCTGTAGCTACAGGCGGGGAGTGTCGGTGTCGGGTCTGACGCTCCCCATTTTCCCACCCGACATCCCGATAAGGAAACCTGACAATGGATTTAAAAGACTTAACACCGAAGAGTGAAACAGTAGAGATTACTGTATGTAACCCCTCCACATCTAAGCCCCTCCTAAACGAGGATGATAGCGAGATGACTATTGTGATGTATGCCCCGCATACTCCAGAGTACAAGGCAGAGGTTCATCGACAAACTAACATCAAACTTAAGCGTATGGAAAAGTCTGGCAAGATGTCCATTACAGCTGAGGAGCTAGAAGATAGCGCCCTCCTCCATATGGCTAAGGTGACTAAGAGTTGGAACATCACATATGATGGTGAACAACCAAAACTCACAGTAGAGAAAGCTAAAGAGGTCTACTCCGACATCCCTTGGATCAAGGAACAGATTGAGGAGGCTCTCAGTGACAGCGTGGATTTTACGAATGTCTAACTGGGGAACTTCTGGATTACGCTGAACACCAGTTCAAGTTGGCAAAACCCAGTGAGGACGGTAAACCACTACGGGAACACTTAGAGCAAGTAGAGAAGCAACTGGGGAGACCCGTTGAAGACCTAACTGGCCCTGAGTTTCCCGATCCTATGCTACACACATGGCTTTACTTCCTGTCCATATCTCAAGGGAGAAGCGGGGGGTTTAACGGCCCTAACCCAATTTCCTACCCAGACATCAAGGCTTGGTCGGAGCTAACTGGTTCTCCTGTTACGACAAGGGAAGTAGACGTTATCAAGCGCCTCGACGCAATATACATAAGGACTATGACAAGCAATGGCTAGTGATGATATTAAACTTGGCGTTAACTATAGTGAGGTTCAAGGTGCTACAAAAGCTGTACACGGTCTTGGCTCTAGTCTGAGGTCAACAAGCGTACAGCAGAGCGGTCTCACAAAGAAGAGTAAGAAGTTCACTATGGGTATCCAGCAAGCTGGTTTCCAAGTAGGTGACTTTGCGGCTCAGGTTCAGAACGGTACAAGTGCTATGGTCGCCCTTGGTCAACAGGGTCCACAGTTGCTTGGTGTTCTGGGTGTTTGGGGTGCTTTGGCTGGTGCTGCACTAGCTATCGGTACTGCCATCATCAAGGCCAAGAACGCTGGTAAAGAACTTAAGTTCAACTTCAAGGGTATTGGTGCAGACTTAGGTAAGTTGTTTGAACCTGCTAAACCCTTCTTCGACCAGATAAGTAAAGCCTTCAAGTTTGTGGGCGGCATATTCAAGTCCCTTCTTAACGGTATGATCACAGGTCTGGCAAAGTTCTTTACTATCCTTAGCTACACCCCAGCTATCTTCAAGGAGGCTGTTGGTAAGTCGGGTACATACTTTGAGGCATTAAAACTAAGGGTAGAGATAGCATCCCAGAAGATGAACATTGCTGTCAACCAATTTCTCGTGGACTTCAAGAAGAATAACAAGAGAGTTATCGACAACATCCGTAGAGTATGGGGTGGCGTAAGTAATTCTATTAGCGCCGTTGTGGCAGGTCTTGTAAGTAATATCAAGTCGTTCTTTGCTAACATGAAGAATGAAGTTGTACTTATGTTTGAGAAGATGGTTAACAAGGTTGTAGAAAACGTAAACTGGCTGCTTAGTTTTATCAACAAGGCTAGGTCTAAAGTTGGTATGGGCAGAATTGAGTTGTTCGAGGAAATAAACTTCTCGACTGGAGATACTGAAGCGCAATACATGAGCTTAGGTCAACTAGCTAGGGATGCTTACAACCAAGGTTTCAACAGTGTACCACTTAGCATTGATATTGGAAAGAGCAACCAAGAAAAGCTAATAGCTGATTCTAAAGAGGGGCTGTTCAGAGCCGCAGAGGAACTAAGTAGACTTCAGGCAGCACTCAATGAACCCCTGTCGTCTGTAGAAGACCTATATGCGGCACTTGAGAAGGTTGGTGAGTTTGACCTTGGTAAGTACTTCTCTTGGGGTGCTAAAGAGGCTAAGAAGAACCTTAAGAAGATCAAGTCTGATGCAGAACTAGCTCGTGATGCTTTGTCGTCCTCAATGGAGAGCGCCTTCATGGATATGGTTGATGGCACTAAGTCAGTTAAGGACGCCTTTAGGTCAATGGCTTCAGAGATCATCAAAGAGTTGTATCGTATCTATGTGGTTAAGAAGATCACAGGTATGATTACAGGTGCCTTGCAGGGTTCTAACGTACCTCTCTTTGGCGGTAAAGCAAACGGTGGCCCAGTTGCCGCTGGGGGCAGTTACTTGGTTGGTGAGCGTGGGCCAGAAATCTTCACCCCTTCCACTGGCGGTAGTATTACACCTAACAGTAAGTCTGGTGGCGCTGGTAGTGGAGTAACTGTCGTTCAGAACATCAACATCTCTACAGGCGTACAACAAACTGTACGGGCTGAAATCCGACAAATGATGCCACAGATTGCACAGAGTGCTAAGGCTGCTGTTGTAGACAGCAAACGCCGTGGCGGTAACTATGGAAGGGCAATGGCGTAATGGCTATCTCATACCCACTCTCACTGCCTACAAACGTAGGTATGGCTAGTATCGAACTAAGGGCTAAGAACACAGTTGCTGTCTCTATGTCACCGTTTACATACAAGCAACAGACACATTCCTACGATGGTCAGATGTGGGAAGCGGATGTAACTCTTCCACCTATGAACAGGGACGATGCTGAATCTTGGGTGTCGTTCCTTATGTCCCTCAAGGGCCGTGCTGGTACGTTCTTGCTCTACGATCCATCCGCTAAATCCGCTAGGGGTACTGCTACCTCTGCTACGGTTACAGGTTCCGCTGGGGACGATAGCTTGTCTGTTGTGATGACAGGTACACTAAAGGCTGGGGACTACATCCAGATTGGTGCTGCATCTGATGCGACACTACACAAGGTTCTGGTTGACCAAGATGGTGATGGAACACTTGAGGTTTGGCCTAAGCTGCGTAAGGATCGTACATCTGTAGCTGTTGACTTAACTAGCGCATCTGGTGTGTTCCGTCTTGCCTCTAACGAGACAGCTTGGTCGGTTGACAACGCAAGTTTCTTTGGCATCTCCTTTGGTGCTACGGAGGCTATAGTATGAGCCGTACAATAGATAGTGGACTACTAACTGCCCTCACTGGTAACTTGGTCAATCCATACTATGCTGTAGAGTTGATGTTCGATAGCGCCCCACTGCGGTTTTGGACGGGTCTGGGTGACAGAACTATCGGCGGGGAGACTTACATAGGTACAGGCTCTTTGCTTAACATAGCAGCCGCTGAGGAAGTCGGAGACCTATCTGCTAAAGGTATGGTGCTAACCCTGACAGGGCTTGATAGTTCTATCGTCTCATTGGCTCTACAGGAACCATACCAAAGACGTATAGCTAAAGTCTACTTAGGTGAACAGAGCGTTACTCCAGTAGTAGAAATCTTTAGTGGTTTCATGGACACCATGCAAATCTCAGACGAACCCGAAACCGCTACTGTCGTCCTTACTATCGAAAGTAAGCTGGTCGAACTAGAGCGTTCCCGAAATTGGAGATACACAGATGAGAGCCACAAAGCCCGATACAGTGGAGACAGCTTCTTTTCCTTTGTGCAAGACATACAGGATCAACAAGTAGCATGGGGAAGATCAGCAGGTTAAACGAATACCTTAGTGAAGTGTGTGATGTCCCCTTTGAATGGGGTGTGCATGACTGCTTCACTTTTACTAATGGCGCTTGGAAAGCTATGTACGGACAAGGGTGGGCTGACGATTGGTTAGGTAAATACATGACCGAAGGTAAGCCCATGAGAAGAGATGAGCTGAGAAAGACATTTAGGTTTGGCGGTATTGACGCAGCCCTTAAATCAAGGCTCACACCTTACGACAGACCAGTTCTAGGTTCTCTAGTCACCACTGAGAGGAGTCAGAGGTGGATGATTGGAGTTGCTATGGGCATCTCTCTAGGCTCACGTTGTGTGTTCCTAAGTAAAGATGGCCTAATCAAATTAAACGCAGAAGACGTACAAAGTTCTTGGGGGCCAAATGTCAAGATATAAATTAGGTAGCTTAACAATACGGGACTGGAACTCTTGGGATAGAGTACCTCGTGACCCAGCTACTATTGGCTATATGATCGTAAACGGTGTTGGGTACGCTGCGGCTGGTACAGCTGTTGCTGCTACAGCGGGTCTTGCAGCCTTTGGTTATATGGCAGTGGGTTACATTGCCACTACCCTTGTTACCTCGGCCCTGCTGTCTGCACTTGCGCCCAAGCCTGACTTTGGTTCACTCGCTGGCAGTGGTGGACTTCTGGTTAACGGTAAGGGTGCTACAGAACCTGCACAGGTTGTCTATGGTCAAGTCCGTAAGGGTGGTACAATCACTTTCGTTGAGTCTACTGGTGGCAACAACAAGATACTGCACCAGATCGTCGTACTAGCTGCACACGAAGTAGAAGAGATTGGCGACATCTACCTAAACGATGAAGTCGTTACTATGTCTAACGAGGATGTTACCTCTGCACCATTCAACGGTTATATAAAGATATACAAACACCGTGGAAACCAGACAAGTATAAACGATGCTTTTGCAAATAGCTCAAGCACACTTGCCAACACTATCATCTCAGAGACATCTGCTGACAACGATTTTGTTGGCAAGGGTTTAGCTTACCTGTATTGTCGTTTTACATACGACCAAGATGCCTTTGTAAACGGTCTACCAGTTGTGACAGCTGTTATTAAGGGCAAGAAGGTCACTAAGACTGTATCTGGTGTCGATCAAACACCTGTGTACTCTAACAATGCTGCTTGGGTTATCAAGGACTACTTGACATCTAACTACGGTATGAACGACGATGACATCAACATCGACTACACTACCTTTGAGGCAGCTGCTGACGTTTGTGACCAGACTGACATCTTATCGGATGGCACTGAGCAATACACAATCAACGGTGTTGTAAACCTAAATCAACCCATACGAACTGTACTTGAACAAATGATGACCGCATGTGGTGGTACTCTATTCTGGGGTGCTGGTATGTGGAAGTTGTATGCTGGTGAGTTTACAACACCAACTAAGACGTTCACACTAGATGATCTGAGGTCTGGGGTATCCCTTGACACTAGGGTTTCCTCTAGGGATAACTTTAACAAGGTCACTGGCACTTTCATCGACAAAGAACAGGACTACATAAGTGCTGACTATCCAGCTGTTACCTCTTCGACCTTCTTGACTGAGGATAACAACGTAGAGACACCCCTTGACTTAGCTCTACCCTACACCACAAACAGCTTTGCTGCACAGAGATTAGCAAAACAAATGCTGTTCCGCAGTAGGGAACAAATCTCCTTGTCTGCTGACTTTGGGTTAGAGGCTCTGGATGTTGAGGTAGGTGACTTTGTTAAGTTTCGTAACGAGCGTTACGGATGGGGTGTAGGTGATGAGAAGACCTTTGAGGTCATAGGTTGGAGACTAAACCCTGACCCAGAGAACATGGACCTCCGTGTTAACCTTCAACTGCGTGAGAGTAGTCAAGCCGCTTTTGGGTTTACAGTAGCAGATGAACAGACTATTGTATCTAACAACTCAACCCTACTGAAGTACTATGATGTACCAAGCATAGGTGTCACAGTTAGCCAAGAGTACCGTGAGGTCAACGAGAACGTAGTTAACGTCCTTGTGGTTCAGGTTGAAAGTAGTGCTATCGAAAGAGTAGACTCAGTTATCCTTAAGTACAAGAAGACCTCTGATGCCAACTTCAGTTCTGTTGGTCAGACAATCCTTGTTAACGAGGGTAACTCAGCTGGTAGGTTCGAGATTGTTGGTGTTGACGCACCCCAGATTACAGAGGGGGCTATCAACTACACTGTCTCAGTCACACCAGTTAATGCTCTTGGTTACAAGGGTACCACAGTAACTACAACATACAACCTTACTGCTGACACTACGCCACCATCTGAACCTAGTTCACTCTCCCATTTACTATCGGGGGGTACTATCTTCTTTAGCTGGCCTGCTGTTTCTGATCTTGACTTGTCACACTATAAAGTCTACTACTCCTCTACCACCTCAGATGAGTTTGGGGATGCCTCCGTTCAGCTTGTAGTGGACAAAGTTGCTAGACCAGCTACCTCAATTTCCTACCCAGCACTTGCAGGTAAGTTCTTTGTGTCGTCAGTTGACAAGACTGGTAACGAGAGTACAGCGGCTGCTACAACGACTGTTGATCCCTCTGAGCTACCTGAGCTTGGTACGAGTGATACACACACTGAAAGCCCCTCATTTAGTGGCTCTAAGACTAACCTTACGGTATCTGGTGGTGCTTTGTTTATGTCTAGTTACTCAACCGCTGGGTCTACGGGTACATACAGCTTTGACCACAATGGAAACGACTACTTTGATCTCGGTACCTCTCGTACAGTCAGATTGTCCTCTGCCGTAACAGTTTCCCGTAAACATCTGGATGCTGTTAGTGGAGAAATCAACTGGGATGATATACCTAACAACTGGGACACATGGCCTGATAACTGGGATACATGGACCGACGAGACAGCTGACTTTGCTGACTTCTCTGTTGTTCTCCAAGCTAGGGCTGCAACTACAGTGGCTGGTTTGTCTAGCGCACAGTGGGTTACAGCCTCTGGTGAAGTAGTTGGTCGTTATGTACAGTTCAGAGCAATCCTCTCAAACACTAATGCAAAAGTAACCCCGAACATAACAGCACTAAGTGCTACAGTGGAGTATTAAACATATGTCACAACATGACTTTACAATCGCCAACCAAACAGCCAGTAGCGCACGATCCGACATCAACAATGCGCTACAGGCTTTGGTGTCTAACAACAGCGGGGCTTCGGCCCCGACCACTACCTACGCTAATATGTGGTGGTACGACACTGGTTCAAACCTGCTTAAGATCAGGAACGAGGGTGATAGTGCTTGGCTCAACGTAGCTTACGTTAATCAATCTACTAACAAGTTTGAGATACTTGACGACACTAAGGTTGTTACTACAGCTGGGGTTCAAGTTGGTATTCTTGGAGATCAGTCTGAGGTAGTTTGGGAAACTGGTACGGGTACTACTGAAAGCCTTGTTTCACCAGCTAAGGTTAGTGCTGCTGTAAAAAGTTCATCTCTTGGGTCAAGCTCTCAGACTGGTCAAGAGCCCAGCAGGTCAGTAGGTACTGTCTATTATAACGACACTGGAAGACCAATAATGGTTTCTTATGGCATAAACGGTAACAACTTTGCTGGTGAAACCCGTTGGTCACTTCTTACTGGTCCTACATCAACTCCCACTGGAGAGGTCACACGAGCATCTACATTTAACCAACACAATTACTCTGGTAATTCTTCAGGTATTGTACCTGTGGATCACTACTACAAGATAGAAAAAGTTACGGGTAATAATACGGCAGGGGTATTCTACTGGCTTGAGCTAAGGTAAGACTGAACAAAACTCTAGGGGGGCAACATGCCATACCAATTCGGAAAACGTAGCCTACAGAGGTTATCAGGTGTAAACCCTGACATGGTACAAGTTATGAAACGTGCCATTGAGATTAGCACTAAGGACTTCTCCATCATAGAAGGTATTCG